GGTGTAGGCGACCCGATAGTTGAGGAGTTACAACGTGATGACCATTTGGTTGAAGGGTTTAAGTTTACAAGCAATAGTAAGCAACAACTTATGGAGGGATTGGTAACTTCCATTCAGCAAGGTGCTATCAAATATCCGGATGGTATTATAGTTGAGGAGTTAAGTATATTTGAATACAAGTACACAAACACTGGTGTAAGATATTCTGCACCTAATGGACTTCACGATGACGCAGTATGTTCTTTGGCATTGGCTAACAAGATATTTATGAAGTCGCAATCATTTGGTAAGTACGCATTAATTTAGCATCTTTACGCTATGAAAGAATTAGCGTTCAAGTTTTTTGACGAAATGAAAGCTGGGAAAGTAGTAGCCATAAAAGAGATAGCCAAGAAAGATCCGGAAGCGTTTAAACAATACCTAAAAGATTATATTGACGCCGGTGGTAACATAACCATATCAAGCGATTGGAAGAAGTTCCGTAAGGATAGCGATACAAAAGATTTTACATAGGAACACGAGGTATGTTCCTTTTTTTATTCACTTATATTTAATAGTATGAAGCATTGGAATAACATCACAATAGAGGACTACCAATTTATTTATGGTATAATCATTGATGAAAATTTAAGCGACTTTGACAAAGAGGTTAAACTGGTAGCGTTTATCAATGGATTAACGGAAGAAGAATTAGATAATTTATCTATTGAAGCGTTTAAAGACCTAAAAGAAACAATGAATTTCTTGCACGATGGTAAGATTGAAGGCAAGGTTAAAAACATTATTAAAGCAAATGGTAGAGAATACGCACTATCGTTAGATGCTTTTAAAATAACGTATGGTCAATATGTAGATTTGACTTCGTTTATGAGTGCCGATGGTGGTTTGTTTGGAAACTTACATTCAGTTATGGCATCAATAGCACGACCGGTTAAAAAAACTTGGTATGGTGTTAAGGTTGCACAAGATTATGGTAGCAGAGATTATAACGAGGTTGCAGAAGATATGCTAAAAGCAAATTTTTCTGATTGTTATAATACTTGTGTTTTTTTTTGCAAACTTATGAACGACTTAATAAGAAGTACAATTCGTTATTCGGTAAAAGATTTGTTGAGGACGAAGAAGGTAACCAAGGAGAAGTTGAGAGAAATGTTGAAACCTTTGCAGAACGATGGGGATGGGTTTATAATGCAGAACTTATTAAAGGATTTGAAGGAATTAAATTAGATGAGGTTTGGAATTTACCAATTATACAAGCGTTAAATGGATTGGCTTATTTAAAAGATAAAGCAAGGAACGAAAAAGAACAAATACAAGAGATGAATAAATAGATGGCAACTGGATTTGAGAATATAGGTAGCAGTAGTGGTGGTTATACTTCGGCAAGAAACATCACAAGTGGTAAAGTAAAATTTACCGGTATTGAAGGTGTTCTTACAAAGTATGCAATTCTAATTCAATTAGAAGCAAGGAGAAACCTAAACAAAGTAAGTTCTATTTATGGAAACGATAAAAACGCAAGTGGTAAACTAAATGCAAGTATTGACGTACAACCGGTTGAATACGAAAATGGTAATTACTCTATAACCATTGATTTGCTTGATTATTATATTAATGTGAATGATGGTCGTGGGAAGAATAAACGCAGACCACCAATAAGTAAGATAAGACAATGGATTATTACGAAACAATTACGTTTGCAAGATGGTGGTAAAACAAAGAATGGTTACAAGAAACCCGGAACATTAATAAGCAGAAGTAAAAAGAAAGTAACTCTTGGTAATACAAAAATGTCAATATTAGATGCGACTGCCATACGCATTGCTTCAAGTATTGGGAAAAAGGGAATTAAACCTACATACTTTTGGGATAAAGCTATTGAGAAATATAGTGACAAACTTAAAAAGGATGTGCAGGAAATTTTAGGAAAAGATATTTTAATAGTAATAGGATCATAAAATGGCAATAACTTATATAGAAACACCGAAGACTTGGACACCAATAAACAATGACATGATTTATTATGTCAAAACAAATAGTGCCATCAGTAATTTATATCTTGAAGTTTACGTTCAGAGTTCATTGGTAGCAAGATTGAAGCTGGTAGTTAACGCTGGTGGCTTTGCTTATTGCGATGTTAGGCAATTATTACAATCCTTTATCAAGAACGACCAAATATATTTTGACAATACGTTTTGGAAAGCATTGACAAATTTAAGTTACTATGTAAACTATCAAGTTAAGTGCGTTGAAACTATTGGTGGCACTTCGTATAACGATACTGCAAAATATGCTTTTAATGGTCAAATCTCATTTGTAGATTTTGTTGAATATAACCAACAATACAATACTGAAATAAGTCCACTTGGCAAGTTCTTGACCTATTCCCCAAGAACGCTTAAAACAAATTTCCTTCGTGAAAACTTTTTAAGTTACATTGATGGCACTTCTCCGGCTACAACTATACGAGTTCGCACATATGAAAGTGGTGCAACCTTGCCGACAAGGATATATGAATTAGCAATAGCAGATTTAACTGCATTGGCTGGTATTATCTGCATAAGCAAGGATGCTTTGGGTGCTGACTTAACTATTTGGAATGAGGTTACTTCGCTTTGGGAAAACTTATCTACTAAAACTTGGAATGATATTGGTGGATATTTAGTAAACCCAAATGTAACGCAACTGGATATTTGTTTGCTTAATGCAGCAGGTACGATTGTTACTGAAACATTTACCTACCAAATAGATGATTATTGTTCTAAATACGAAAAGACAAATGTGTATTGGCAGAACTCTCTTGGTGGCTTTGATAGTTATACCTTCAATAAGGTTAAGAAGAAGCGTTATAACATTGATAGAAAATCTATACAATCAAATCCTTACAAGTTTGATAATGCAGGATATTCGCAGCACACTAACAATATATTTAACCTATCAAATCAAAATTATTTTAGCAACTATACCGAAGGTGTTATTTTAAATTCAGACCTATTGACTAATGAAGAACATACTTGGATGTGGGAGCTGGTTAAAGCACATTCAATTTATGTTGAGCAACTGGTTAACGGAGTTAGTTATTATGTTCCTGCGATCATTAAGGCTACTAACTACGAACCTAAAATAAATATAGTAGATGGCTTACAAAATATTACCATTGAATTAGAGTATGGTTACGACAATATCAAGATAACTAAATAATGGCTACTCAAAGAACGCAAATATATATTGAAGGTGTTGCACTTGACTTGGATAAAAATGTTGATATTGATTTTACTTATTCGATTGCAGATATATCCGATTTTGAAAAGCGTACTACTACGTTTTCGAAAACAATAGCATTGCCCGGTACTGCGCACAATAGTTTTCTTCTTGGTAACTACTTTGACTTTAACATCAATAACGATTATAGTAATGTAATTGATAACGTAGGTGTAAACTTTAACCCATTAAAGAAAGCGTTTGCAAAAGTAACGCTTGATAATGTCGAAGTATTTGCAGGAGTTTTAAGGCTCTTGGAGATAACTTCAAAAGATGGTGCGTTAGAGTTCCAATGCGCACTATTCGGTTCGTTAGGTGGCTTGTTTAGTACGTTAGGAGAGAAACTATTAACTGACTTGAATTTAGATGCGTTAAATCATACCTATAATACTACTACTATACAAACTTCTTGGAATACTGCTGACCTTCCGGCACAAGGATTTGTTTATCCAATGGCTAATTATGGTCTTGGTTTAAATAATGCACAAACAGAATTTGATGTTCGTAATTTTAGACCGGCAGTTTCTGTCAAAAGGTTATTTGATGAGATTATCTCACAAGCTGGTTACACATACACCGGAACATTTTGGAATAGTAACAACCTTGACAAACTAATTATTCAAAACGGAGAAGAAAAGTTTAGTGCTTTTTATGATAGTTTAGGATCATTGGCAATCAGTACAAATACTGGTGGCAATTTTAATTATTCAAGTTCTTCTCTTACCGGATTTGTTTTAGATACTGCCACATCGCCATTAAAAAGAATAAAGAATATAACTGGTCAAACGATTGCAGTTAAGTTTAACTTTAATCTAAATATAGTTAATGCTTTAAATATTTTTGATGCTGCTGATTTACAAGCAATAGTTAGAAATGATGCCAATCCTTCACTTGTAAAATCTTCGGTAATTACTGGTATTGGATTTAATCCAACTGGTACAATTACATTAAATATAACATTTACACTTGAACCATTAGATAGTGTTGATTTAGTTTTAAATGTTTACAATGTTATTGGTGGTGGTGCAACTGGTACATTTACAATTCAAAATACTTCTACAATAAGTATAACTCCGGTTTCTACAACTTCAAAAATTCCTATTATTTACAATAGCGTAATCAAAGGAAAGTCAATAGTTCCCGAAGGAATTAAGCAATCGGAGTTTATAAAGAATATAATTAATCTTTTAAACCTATACATAGTACAAGATCCGGATAATGAATTTAATTTAACGTTTACACCTCAACCAAGTTTTTATACCGGAGATGTAGTTGATTGGACTGATAAAAAAGATTTAGACAAAGGGTTTAGCATTAAGCCATCTACCGAGTTTACTCCAAAATCTTATTCGTTTAAATATAAAGACGATGCAGATTTTTATTCAAAAACATATAAGAATAAATATGCGGATGCGTATGGTAGTTTGAAGTATGAAACCGAAAATGAATTTAGTAAAGATGATAGTGCTACCGAGTTTTTGTTTTCTTTAGCACCCATTGCTCTCACTGGTGGGAAACCAATGGCTCAACTATATGACATCAATACAGATGGAACATATAAGCAAGTTAAGTGTAATCCAAAGCTGGCATTTTGGGGTGGTAAGAAATCAAGTGCTGCATATACTATTAAAGATGGTGCAACAACATTAAATGCTGGTGTAGTATTTTACGGATACGCTGGACATATTTACGACACATATACAACAAGTGATGGTAGTTTATGGGATTTATGTTATGGCACACCAAAGGAAGTTTATTTTAACATTCCAATATACCCAACACTAAACCTTTACTATTTATTTTATAAGAAATTTATTGATAGTCAAAATAACAAAGATAGCAAATTGGTAATACTTTATTTATTACTCAACTCCATTGATATAATGAACTTGAGTTTCCGGAAATATGTTAAACTTGATAATGGTCTTTACTACCTAAACAAGGTTGATGGTTACAATCCATTATCTACCGATTTAACAAAGGTGGAATTATTGCGACTTGTGGCTATTGAAGAACTTACAAAATATGTTACTTATACGCCAAGTCCGGTTGAAGCATTTTTATCATTCCCGAAAGTTACAATAGACAAGGCATTACCATTCAACAAATCATTTGTAGTCCAATGGCAATTTGTAGATGGTGCGTCTGTAGCTACAAGTGGAACACAAACAATAACTATCGGAGCTGGTCAATTATTTGGCAACGGAACACCTATCGCAGCTGGTGGTACAACCGGTGCTTTTAACTTTATTAGAATAGTTGAACCGACAACTGATAGTGGTTATATTTATATATATGGTGGTGATTATTCAACTCTTTAAAATTTAGACAATGGCAAAACAAGTAATAGGATTTGAAGCAACACTCGATGGTGCAAAGGTTGAGAAATCGGTAAAAAGTATAAAGACCGAATTAAGAGAAGCACAACAAGAGGCGATTAATCTTGCGAGAAAGTTTGGTGATACTTCTGATGAAGCATTAAATGCTGCCAAAAGAGTTGCTAACTTGCGTGATGAAGTAGGAGATTTTAAGCAAAGGGTAGATGCGTTAAATCCCGATGCTAAATTTCGTGCATTAGGTCAATCATTGCAAGGTGTAGCCGGTGGGTTTGCAGGTCTTCAAGGTGCTATCGGTTTATTTGGTACTGAAAGTAAGGATTTAGAAAAGCAATTACTTAAAGTTCAAAGTGCATTAGCATTATCACAAGGGTTAGATGCTATTCTTGAAAGTAAAGATGCGTTTAAAAATCTTGGTATTGTAGGTGTTCAAGCATTTAATTCTATTAAAACTGCTATTGGTGCAACTGGTATCGGTTTGCTTGTTGTTGCATTGGGTACAATATATGCTTATTGGGATGATATTACCGAAGCAGTTAGTGGTGTAAGTAAAGAACAACAAAAACTCAATAGAGAAACTGACAAAAATGTAAAAGCACAAAAGGATAAATTAGATGAACTTGATAGTCAAGATGCAGTATTAAAACAACAAGGTTTATCTGAACGCCAAATTCTTAAATTAAAAGAAGCGCAAACAAAAGAATTAATAAAACAACAAATAGTTCAATTAGAGGGTGCAAAAGTTGCTGCCGATACTGAATTGAAAAGGACTATTGATATGTTTGCAACGACTTCTAAAATTGTTAGTTCATTTGCTGGAACTGCTGCCGGATTAAGTGTTGCAAGTTTATTATTTGATCCTGCCGAAACTCAAAAAAAGGGTTCAGATAATATAAAAGAAATTGAGAAGAATTTAAAAGAAAGTAAAAATAGATTAGCTGAATATCAAAATCAAGTTACCGAAATTGATAATACAACTGCTGAAAGTCAAAAACAAAAAAGAGAAGAAGCAAAAGAAAAACAAGATAAACTTGACGAAGAAGCAGATAAAAAACTTCTTGACGATATAAAGAAAAAAGCAGACCAAGCAGCCTATGAAAAACAAGTAGAAGCCGATACGATAGCAGACTTGGCTGCACAAGATGCCGCAGCATTACAAGCAGAAAATGATAGGTTAGCAACTGATGGAAAAATAAAAGTAAGTATTGCAAAAGCAACTTCAGATGAGTTAATAAAAAACCAAAAAGCAGAAGCAGAAGCAAAAGCAGCAATCAATAGTGCTTATCTTGATACTCTTGGACAATTTGGTGCTCTTTTAGGTGCAGTAGCTGGTAAAAATAAAAGCGTTGCAATAGCTGGAATTGTTATTGAACAAGCATCTGCAATAGGTAGAATTATATCGAACACTGCAGTAGCCAATGCAAAAGCAGTAGCAGCATCGCCATTAACCGGTGGTATGCCATTTGTTGCGATAAATAAAATTAGCGCTGGACTTGGTATTGCTTCTTCTATTGCTGCTGGTGCAAAAGCTATTGCTCAAATTAAATCTGCTCCTGGTGGTTCTCCCGATGGAGGTGGTAGTTTGCCAAGTGGTAGCGCATTACCTACACAAGCACCTATTGCTTCGGCAGTTCAAGTTTCACAAACTCAATCGGTAGGGACAAGTTCTGTTAATATAGCAAACCAAAGCGCAGTAAAGGCATTTGTTGTTGAACGAGATATTACAGATAGTCAAGATAGGATTGCAAAAATAAAATCTGCTGCTACATTTTAAACAATTTATATTTAAAGATATGGACTTACCAATTTATAAACTAATAATCAATTCGGATTTAGAAGATGAAGCCGAAGTTGATTTTGTAGCACTGGTTGACAGACCGGCTATACAACGCAATTTCCTTGCTTTCAAAGAACGCCAAAAGTTCGAGATTATTAGCGAGGATAAACATATTTTAAGTGGTGCATTGATGATTGCTGATATGCCTATTTACCGAGATAATGAGGAGTTCGGAGAACACTATGTTGTATTTGATGCAGAAACTATCCAACAAATAGCCGAAAAGTTCTTTAAGAAAGGTTATCAGTCAAACGTAAACGAAATGCACGACGCTTCAAAAACTATTGAAGGAGTTACTATGTTTGAAAGCTGGATAGTAAATCGTGATATGGGTAAGATGCCAATCAAAGGGTTTGAAGACGCCAAAGATGGCTCTTGGTTTGGTAGTTACAAAGTGGATAACGAAGAAATTTGGGCAAAGGTAAAGAGTGGAGAGTTTCAAGGATTTAGTGTAGAGGGTATTTTTGGCTATGCTGATAGGTTAACCAAAGAAGAATTGATGGTTTCTCAAATAAAAAATATATTGGCACAAGCTGGTATTTAAGTTGCAATTAACAATCTATTATATATTTACATTTATACTCAAAAATTATGGAAGCAAAAAAAGCATTAGAACAAATCAAGAATTTGTTGTTTGCTGACCAAGTTGCAGAAGTAGTTTCTCAAGAAGAGGTTGCAGTTGAATTTATGGAAGGCGTTTTAGCTGATGGAACAATAGTTAAGTTCGATAAGTTAGAAGCTGGTGGCATTATTTCAGTTGTAACTCCCGATGGAGAAGTTCCTGCACCGGTTGGAGAACACGAATTAGAAGATGGTACTATCGTAGTAGTATCAGAAGCAGGCGTAATTGCCGAAGTTAAAATGGTAGAGGCTGACGGAAACGAAGTTGAGGTAGAGGTTGAAATGTCTGAAGAAGATGAAGATCCTATCGTAGCAGAAGAAGAAGTTGTTGCTGAACCACAAGTTGATAAATTCGCTGAAATCAGTGAGCAATTCAATTCTAAACTTGCTGAAGTTGAAACCAAAGTAGATATGCTAAATGATGTTACCAAGAGATTGGTAGAATTTATGGAAGCGTTTGCAAAGGTAGAAACCGCACAAGAAACACAAGTACCTAAAAATTCTTTCTCGGCACAAAACAAAGTAAGCAGAGCCGATGCCTACAAAAAATTACAAAATGTATTTCAAACACTTAAAAAATAAAATAAAATGGCTTTAGATTTAACTGGTTTAACCAACTATGTAAAAGAGAACGAGGCACAATTAGCTACTTCTCTTGTATTCAAACCGAAAACTGCTATGCTTATTGAAGCAGATGGTAATGTTCAAGTAGGTATAAAATCTTCAGAGAAAATCAACATTATGGAAACTGATGCAGTTTTCCAAGCTGGTGGATCTTGTGGATTTAATGCTTCCGGAACAACTACTTTTTCACAACGTACTCTTACTCCGGGTAAGATTAAAGTAAACGAGGCAATTTGTCCAAAATCATTTGAGGCAAAATATACTCAAAAAGCACTTCGTGCAGGTTCAACTTATGACTATATGCCATTTGCTGATGCCTTTACACAAAAGAAGATTGATACTATTGGTGCTCAATTAGAAACTGCTTTATGGCAAGGCGATAC